GGTGGAGCTAGATATTTAACAAATGTTGCTGAAAGATTGTTGGATGTCGCCTCTGACAATGATGCTGGAATTGAGTCTATATATAGAATAGAAATGATTCCTTAACTTCTTGCAATAAGTATAAATTCTTTATAAACTACAAAAGACGACAAAGGATGTAAATGACGGAAACACAGGCAAAAGATCTATCTAATGTAAAACTACATTTAGTTGATTCTGTTGAAAAAGCTCAAGAATTTCTTACTTGGTTAAGTGAGAGACGCCCTCATGATGCAATAGCAATAGACACTGAAACTGGAGAGAAGTTAGGTGGCGAGCGTTCCGATGCCCTATCTCCTTGGCATGGAAATTTAAGATTAGTTCAAGTTGGAGATGGGGAGCAGGGCTGGTCTATTCCTTGGGAAGAATGGGCTGGTGTTTTTTATCAGGCTATGGATAAGTTTGATGGTCCAATTGTGTGCCACAATATTGCTTTTGAGGCTAGATGGTTTGCAATTAAATCTAAATGGGAACTTCCGTGGCATCGTGCTCACGACACAATGATTATGGCTCATATTATTGATCCACTTGGATCTGGTGCTCTTAAAAAACTTGCTTCTTACTATGTAGATGGAAAAGCGGTTGCTCTTCAAGATACTTTAGATGTATCTCTAGCAACAAATGGTTGGACTTGGGGAACTGTCCCAACTAATTTTGAGCCTTACTGGTCTTATGGTGCTTTAGATACTGTTTTAACTATGAGAATATGGGAACAGTTTTACCAAAAGTGTGGTCCTGATGGTCCGTATAACCGTGCTTATGAGTTAGAGATGACTACGAGAAAAATTGTTACTCGTATGGAAATTAACGGTGCTCGTGTTGATTTAGATTATTCTAAGAAAAAATATCAAGAACTTCTTTCTTATGCAGAGTCTGTTAAGAGCTGGGCATCTAGTACTTATAGTGGAACAAGTATAACTAGCAACATTCAGTTAGTGCGCCTTTTAGAAAAATTAGGAGCCAATATTACTGAAACTACCCCCACTGGTCAGAAGTCTGCAAGTAAGGATCAGTTACAACTTTTGATGATTGAGGGTAATGAAGAAGTTAGATATCTTGCAGAAAATGTTTTAAAGCAGAGAAAAGCAGACAAACTTGCTAACACTTATTTTTTAAATTTTTTAAATAAATCTGTAAATGGTTTAGTTCACCCTTCCGTTAAAACTCTTGGTGCTCGTACATCTCGTATGTCAATCACAGACCCAGCACTACAGACTCTTCCAAAGGGAGATGACACTGTCAGAACTGCATTTATCCCAAGAGATGATGACCATGTAATTATCACTTCTGATTTAGATCAGGTTGAGTTTAGAATGTTTGCTTCTATGTCTGAAGATTCTAATTTAATTTCTTTGTTCCATAAAGCAGATGCCACTGGCTCTGATCCGTTTACTGAGATTGGTCGTCAGGTTTATCAAGACCCTAATATGACTAAATCTGACAAGCGCCGTAATTTAATTAAAGGTGTGGTTTACGGTCGTCTATATGGCGCTGGAGTGGCTAAACAAGCCCTTACAGCGGGTGTTCCAGAGGCTCAGATGCGTTCTGTGTCCGATTCTTTTGATATTAACTATCCAGGAATGATTAATTTTCAAAAAACTATTGAAGACATCGGTATGAGAAGACTTAAATCTGAGGGTCAGGGTTATGTTCATACATGGACTGGTAGAAGGCTTCCTTGTGATGAGGATCGTGTTTACACTTTAGTAAATTATCTAATTCAAGGTGGTGCTGCGGAAGTTTTTAAAAGTAATTTGGTAAAACTAGATAAAGCAGATTTAACTGAATACTTAATTGTTCCAGTTCATGATGAAATTGTTCTTCAAGCCCCAAGGGATGAGGCACAAGAGATTATGAAAGTTGTTCAAGAGTGTATGACTACTACTGAGGGTTGGTCTGTACCTCTTACTTCTGGTATTGATGGTCCTATGGAAAACTGGGGAGAAAAATATAAATGAAATACGTTTTATCTGTTGATCCAGGAAAAGCTAGTGGTATTTGTGTAGTTAAGTGGTCTGGAGATAGTGACGAACTTCCAGAAGTTCAATTTTCAAATGAGTCTCAACCTGAAGAGTTTTCATATTTTATAGAACTAGCTTTGTCGCAGTGGAAAAGCCTTGACAATTTTTCTGTAGTATGTGAAAGATTTGTAATAAATGCTCAAACTGTTCGTAACTCTCAGGCTCCTTATAGTTTAGAGCAAATAGGGGTATTGAAACATCTATGTAGACAATATAAATACGATGTTGATAGTATTGCCTTTCAAGCTCCAGTTGATGCAAAAACTATGTTTCCTAATGAAAAGTTAAAAATTATTGGCACATGGCATAAAGGTGGAGAAGGTCATGCTAATGATGCAATAAGACACGCCTTACTACGACTTACTAGACTTGGCTGGATTCCAAGAGTACTATTGTCTTAGAAATTCATACTATTTAAAAATTTAGTGTAAATATTTTGAATAGTATAATTTAATTTATATAGTGACATAGAGGAGAGGGTTTGTCAGTTTTAGCTGAATTAGATGTAACTAGTTCACACATTCTTATTAATGCAGAGTGGAGATTTAAGGAACTTTGCAAAAGTATTCCTGGCTCCGCTTGGTCAGCAACCGATCAGGTGTGGAGAATACCTTTAAGTTGGACTTCTTGTTTAGCACTGAGATCCACTTTTAGAGATAATTTAGTTATCGGTGAAAACCTGCAACTGTGGGCAAATAATGAATTAGCAACAAGAATTAATCCATCTAACGAACTAAGAGAATTAGAAACTCATGATGGTGATGAAAAACTATTTCCTCATCAGAGGGCTGGGGTTAAATTTTTAGCAACAGCTAAGCGTGCACTTTTAGCAGATGAACCTGGTCTAGGAAAAACTGCGCAGGCTATTAGAGCCTTAAAAGAGATTCAAAATAATGGTCAAGATGTTTTCCCACTTTTAATTGTTTGCCCCAACACACTAAAGAAAAACTGGGCAAGAGAATTTACTATGTGGTGGCCAGAAATTAGTACTCAGGTAGTAAAAGGCTCTTCGGCACAAAGAAATAAGCAACTATCTAACGAATCAGATGTTTATATTATTAATTGGGAATCTTTAAGGTCTCACTCGAGGCTTGCCCCTTATGGCTCAGTATCATTGGCTAGATGTATTGAGTGTGGCGGTCACAATGAAAAAGTTTCTCTTAATAAGTGTGAAGTACATAAAAGAGAACTAAACAACATTGATTTTAAATCTGTTATCGCAGATGAGATACACCGTTCTAAAGACCCTAAGAGTAAGCAGAGTAGGGCTCTTTGGGCCGCTACAGGCGATGCTGAAATTAGATTTGCTTTAACTGGAACTCCTATAGCAAACAATGTTGTTGACCTTTGGGCAATCCTTCATTGGATTTCACCTAAAGACTGGCCTAGCAAAACAAAATGGATTGATCGAATGGTTGACATTATGTTAAATGCTTTTGGTGGAATGATAGTTATTGGTGTGAAACCTACTATGCAAGATGAGTTTTATAAATCAGTTAATCCAGTAATGAGAAGAATGCTTAAAAAAGTTGTGCTTCCTCATCTACCTCCAATTATGAAAGAGCGTAGAGATGTAGAGATGTCTACAAAACAGAAAAAAGCATATGAGCAAATGCGTGACACTATGATTGCTGAACTTACTGACGGTAGCGCAGTTACGGCTCCTAGCGTTTTAACTCAAACTATTCGTTTGCTTCAATTTTCTAGTTCTTTTGCTGAGGTATCAGTTGATGAAACTACTGGAGAGTCAAAAGTTACTTTAACTGACCCTTCTTGCAAAGTAGATGCTTTGATGGATGACATTAAAAATGGAGACTTTGGTGATGATTCAGTTGCAGTTTGTGCGGTGTCTCGTCAATTAATTAATATCCTCAGCGCTGCTATGACTAAAGCAAAAATACCTCACGGATTGATTACTGGCGATCAAGATGAAGATCAAAGACAGCAAGCAATTGATGATTTTCAGTCAGAGAAAATTAAGTGGATTTTATTTACAGCTCAGGCTGGTGGAGTTGGTGTTACCTTAACTGCTGCTCGTCGTTTAGTTATGTTGCAAAGACCTTGGTCTCTAGTTGACTACAAACAAGCGTTAGATAGAGTTCATCGTATTGGTAGCGAAATACATGATTCTATCGTGATTACTGATTATGTGACCGATGGAACTATTGAAGAAAGAGTTATACAAGTTTTAGAAACTAAAGCAGACAATTTTGAACAAATTGTTCGCGATAGGGATCAACTGATTAAGTTATTACAAGATGATAAGGAAGGAAAACTGTGAGCGAAGTTATTAGATTATCTAACTCTGAACTACAAGTTTTTAAAGATTGTAGAAGGAAGTGGTGGCTTCAGTACTATAGAAGGCTCCAACCAAAAAGCAAAGATATGACTGGTGCTTTGGCTTTAGGTTCTCGTATCCATGCTGCTTTGGATGATCATTACGCAAATAATACTCCCTTATTAGAAGCTCACTCAAAACTAGTAGAAACTGATAGGCAGATACTTCTTGCTGATTTTAGAGACACTCAGGATTTAGATAATGAAGCCGACTTAGGTCGTATCATGCTCGAGGGATACGAACAGTGGGTTGAGGAAAACGGTATTGATGCCGAGCTTGAGATGATCTCTACAGAAGAGATTATTGAAATGCCACTCTTTGACGGCAAGGTTATCCTGCAAGGTAAGATTGATATGCGTGTTCGTCGTAAGGCTGACGGTGTGCGTATGTTCCGTGACTTTAAGACAGTAGGTGGGTCATTTACCGACTTTACAGCAATGGCGCACATGAACGAACAGATTCTTACCTATATGCTTCTTGAGACAGCGCAGAACAAAGAAGGTGAACGCTCTGAAGGCGGACTGTTTACTATGCTTAAGAAAGTTAAGCGTTCTGCTAATGCGCGTCCTCCGTTCTATGAGCAGATGGAAGTCCGACATAACGTCTTTGCTTTAAGATCATTCTGGCAACGTATCCATGGAACACTTACCGATATGCTTGCAACACGTAAGGCGCTAGACGAAGGTACAGATCATCGCTTTGCGGCGTACCCAAGTCCTTCACGCGATTGCAAATGGAAATGCTCATTCTTCTCTATATGTCCTATGTTTGACGATGGAAGTGCTGCTGAGGCTGCGTTAGAAGACGCATTTGAAGTTTCTAATCCGTACGCTTACTATGGCGTAGAAGAAAAGAGAACAGACTAATGTTACACAAACAAGAGATGAAAGGAAACAATGATGTCTGACGTACAACGTTCGCTGACTATCATGGTTTACGGAGAATCAAAGGTTGGTAAATCAACCTTCGCCGTAACCGCGCCGTATCCACGTCTCATGCTTGACGTTGAAGGTGGGCATCGATTCCTACCTATCACCGTTAAGTATTGGGACCCTATCCGAGAAGAACCACCAGTTGCCGATGGCACCTGGGATACTGTAGTCGTTAACGTTCGCGACTACGATGTTGTTCTCAAAACATTCCAGTGGTTACAAACTGGAAAGCATCAGTTCAAGTCACTTATCATTGACTCCATCTCTGAACTTCAAGTGAAGTGCATGGATTCAATTGCGGGTACTGAACAGATGAAAATGCAACAATGGGGCGAGTTGCTTCGTCATATGGGTGCGCTACTGCGTGACCTGCGTGACTTAACAATGCACCCTACACAGCCCTTAGAAGCTGTTGTATTGACTGCCATGGCGCGTCCTGGAGCAGACGGACGTTCACGTCCGTACCTACAGGGTCAGCTCGCAATTCAAGCACCTTACTTCTATGACATCCTCGGCGCAATTACAGTGGAAACTTTTCCAAATCCAGACCCACTGCAATCACCGTTTAAGGCACGTCGTATGTACGTAGAACGCACAGACGAATATGAAGCAGGCGAGCGAGTACAAGGTCGACTTGGAAAGATCGTTGAACAAGAAAACCTTGGAATCGAGCGCATGCTAGACATGATCTTCGGGCCAACACCACAAGCAACTCCAACAACGAAAGGAAATGACTAAAGATGAGTACTCTTAACTGGGGCGATTTAGTTAAAGATGCCGGCGAAGTTTCAACTGGCTATGATCCACTACCAGATGGCGATTACGACTTACTAGTTGTAGAAGCTACCGCAAAGGTCTCGCAATCAGGCAAGACTATGTTTGCCGTTAAGGCACAGGTACAAAACGGAGCGCATGCTAAGCGTCTTGTTTGGGATAACCTCGTAGTTACTCCAGACAACAATGCTGCACTAGGCATGTTCTTTCGTAAGATGTACGCTCTAGGTCTTGGTCGTGAATTTTTTGCAACCAACCCTTCAAACGCTCAAATCGAGCAAGCAATTCGTGGACGTTCTTTCCGTGCACAGGTAACATCACGTACCTGGCAAGGTCAGAAGAAAAACGAAATTAAGCAGTACTACCCGTCTGCTACAACACCTGGCGCAGCAACCGCTGCGGCACCTGCTCCGGCACCTGCGCCTGCGCCAGCGCCTGCTGCTGCTCCGGCACCTGCACCAGCACCGGCGCCTGCCGCTGCTGCAGTAGCAGAAGCTCCAGTAGTCGCAGCTCCACCGTCAGCTCCATTCTAAAGACTAAGTACGTCTGGTTTATCACCTGTTCCTGGTACAGTGAATAGGTGATACTCCAAATCTACTTAGAAAGGTAGTGGACATGAAGGTTCTAATGAGTGGGTTCACTGCGTTGCAAATCAACACAGAAAAACGCACAATACAGAAGATTGACGTGCCTGCGTCTATTGCTAAAGCGCTACGTGAAGCTGGGCATGATGTTGACTGGCGTAAAGTTACTCCAGGCGAAGATCTTTCTAGCTACGATGTACTGTGGATAAACCTTGCACCACTTAACTCGTTAAACGGCCGCCAAGGGGCAATGGGCGCACTGTACGCTTTGTCATCTGGTATTCCTTGTGTAGGATTCTTTGATGATTGGCAGTTTAACACAGTATTCAACGGCGCACGCGCTTTAATTCGTAAACCTGAGATGCTATATAAGCATCTGCTTGTAGGCACAGAACATCGCGGTGAAGAAGGCGCAACGTACTTTAGTCGTGCAGATATCGAGGCAGCGCTCGAGCGAGTCAAAGAATTAAATCCTGCGGCAGCAAAAAAGTGCTACATCGAGCGCTACTACATGATGGACAACGATGAAAACATTAAGCCGTATGAAAAAAGATTAGTTGAAGCTGCGCGTGACTTACTTGCTGATCGATGGGCTGCTGGTATGGTTCCAGTGTGCCCTATGTACGCTTTTGGAGATAGATCTAGCGTACGTAAGCGTATGCCTGATGAAGTTGGCCCTATTGAAGCTCTAGACCCTACCGCTACGATTATTCCAACACTTCAACCTGTCGTGCCTCTGTCTTCAGCAAGCAAGAAGCGCTCGTGGGTACTTGGCGCTCTTATGCCGCATGATACTTGGTTAGAAAAGAAAGATCCAGACTGGCCAGTTGAAATTGTAGGCAGTCGTAAGCTTATTAAAAAACTTGGTGGACAACGTTTTGACACCGAACAAGACGTCCTCGAGTTTTACAATCATCACTGGGGAATTCTTTCTCCACCGTATCCACACGCGGGGTCCGGCTGGTGGCGTAGTCGCTTCCTATACGCAGCGCATGTGGGTTCTATTCTTGTAACCGACAAAGGCGAAGGCGATTCACTTGGTGATGCGTATAAGCTAAAGATTACCGACGTTGAGAAGATGTCTGATACAGAGCTACACGAAGCAGCCATGGCACAACGCACTGCACTTGCTCCGTATATCCCAGAATACTCTGCGTTTGTAGAGCACTGTAATCGCATCATTGAACGCGCGGTAGCCGAGGATAAAGGTGTTAAGCGTAACGCAGATGGGACTTTGGCATGAGCAAGATTCTTATAACCGGCATGTCTGCTTCTCATGCGTCAGAATCTGCAAATGCTAGATCTGCGTCATTTGCAAGTGTTATACGGACAGTTCTAGTTCTTCAAGGACATGAAGTAGTACAGTTGGATCCTGAAGTCTCATGGAACACTAAAGATTTAGATCAATACGACTCTGTCTTAGTCGGGCTAAGTCCTCTAACAAGCTTAAGCGCTAATAGAGTCTACGGTGCACTTAGCGTAATAGACGTGCTACTTGACACTGATAAACTTGTACTTTTCTTAGATGCACCAGAGCCTAACCGTATTACGTCTAGTCTTCGTGCAATTATTAAGACCCCAGACAACCTAACTAAGCCTTTTTACTCGTATCGCAAAGGCTACGACACGGCTTCGCAGCCAAACATGCTTCAAAACTTATTAGACATAGTAGAGCATCTACTTACTAAAGAGTGGCCAACTACACTGTATCCTTCACTTCCATGGCAGGATAAAGATAGAGTAGCAGCTCAGCTACCGGCAGGCGCTGCGTCTTCTTTGGTTCCTATAAGCTTAGATTCTTATCTTATAAATAATCAAGACGTTATAGAACTAGAGCGCCGTGAAAAGTGGGTAGTAGAAAATTATTCTTCATCATGGGTAAAGTCAACTACCGCAACATTACAAAGGCCGACCGTTCCTATGAAGTGGCACAAGGGCTGGACAGACGCGCAGGTAGAGAGCCAGATTGCCGCAGGTGTAGGCGCGCTATTTAGTCCACACTTAAACGGCACATGGTGGTCGTACAGACTTATACAATGTATCAACACGTTAACTCCCGTAGCAACCGACTGGCGTGAAAGCAGCGCGATAGGCAGCTCATGGGCGCACTTGGCTTCAAGGATAGAAGATATGTCGCAGGAAGAAAGAAATACACTAGCTAAAGATCAACGCAAGGAATACACAGACGCAATACCTACACGCACTGACGCGGCAATAGCGCTATCTAGCGCTCTTAAACTATATTCTAAGAAAGGATAGCATGTCTATTTTATTTGATTCTTGGTTAAAACGTACCCGTGAATTGCAAAAAGACGTATACTTTATTAACTACGAAGAAATGGAAGGCGATAAGCCTCAGAACATTCGCAGGTTTGTAGAGTATCTACGTTGGAATATGCTAGCGGTAGACGATGAACTTGCAGAGATGCGCCAGGCAATCTCGTGGAAGCCTTGGCAGCACGATGCCCCTTACGCGGACCGTGAAGAAGTAATTAAGGAAGCTGTTGATGTTCTACATTTTGTCGCAAATATCATCGTTGCGGCGGGTGGAACAGACGAGATGCTCAATAAGTTTTACGTTGAGAAAATGGAACGCAATAAAGAAAGACAGCTAAAAGGGTACAAAGTTAAAGAAGAAGGCGTAAAATGTTCTCTGTGCACTAGAGCTATCGACGACGTTGGTAGAGGCGCTAGCCCGGACATGTGCTCGAAGTGCTTACCTAAGGAGGTAGACTACAGTGCCTGAAGTTAATGATGAGTGGGTTAGATCTGAGATGCAAGATGCAAAGACTAAAGTAGGCATAGGCAACGCTACACTTAAACTTCTTGCAACTTGGAAAGATCTTACCTTGTCGGTGAACCAGCAGAAAGAAGTTATAGCGCTATTTAGCCGTCTTTCTCTCGGACATGCTGCAGTAAAAAATAATCCTGATGAACTATGGACTGACGCTCAACCGGGCGCAATTACTTTAGGCGACGAAGTGCGTGTTAAAGCTAGCGCTTATGACGGCGCAACTGGCGCTATTCATAACGGGAGACGCGGTAAGGTTGTAGG